GGTCTTTTCAGGAGTGGTCCGCATCTGCCGACCAGACAATCCAAGGTGTGCAATCGGCGTTTAACGACCTTAGGCAAGAACTCGACCTAGATGGTGAAATCACGCTGCTGGAGGCTCGCGGCTTAAAAGAAACCGAGCAGGCGCTTATTGACCTTAGGCAGCTGAAGCGTGAAGTTTCTGCCGATGGAGTGGTAACGCGAGTTGAGTACGAGGAGCTGCAAGAAGCGTATCGGCTGGTGCAGTCGTTAATCCGCGATGGCGAAAACGGCTTTGCTGCTTTGGCACAGCGACTAAAGGAAGCGGGCGTAGAACTCAAGAATCCAGTCGAGGAAACATCCAATGCCCTTGAGGAAGCCGGCTTCAACGCCGAGCAGCTTCAGCGGCAGCTGGCTTCGCTCAGCAACGCTGCGGTCGACATCGCCGTCAACTTTGGCCGAGAGGGTTTTGACATTGCCGTTGCGGCCCAAGCGCAGATTGACGAACTGCAGCGGCTTGTGGATGTTGGCGTCCTTAACTCCGCAGGCTTTGAGCGAGAGGCCGCACGCATCCGCGATTCGCTCCGCGACGCCGAGCGAGCCTTGCAGGACAGGCAGCGTGCCGCTGAGCGGCTCGCGGAACGCCAGGCCGAGCTGGACCGCGAGCGTGCCGACGCTCTTGGCAGGCGATCCTTTGAGCTGCTGCAGGTCGACGACATCCGCACCGCCGCCGGCCAAGAGCTACTGCTGCGGCTTGAGCAAGGCGAGGATCCGGCACTTGAGGAAGCCCGCCGGCAGACGCGCGAGCTGCAAGGGCTTCGCCGCGACTTGGCTCGAGCCGAGGCCGAAGTGGTCGATATCTTGTAGGGATTCAACATGGCAATCAGAGGCTCACGCGAGATTATTGGCGGCAGCTATCAGCAGCGTCTCGGCGATCCAGGGCCGACGCTGCAGAAGCGGTTTATCGTCAGCACTGACGGCTTTGCGCCTTCGCCGGCGGCGGTAATTCGTGAAATCGGATACGACATCGGCGACAGTACCGACGAGGGTGTCGTTAAGGCCATCGACATTCAGGACCAAGACAAATACCGAATAGAAGTCACCGTAACCTTTGAGCCGCCAGATCCGACCGACTTTGACCCAGAAAACCCCGAGGCGACACCAGATAGTTGGTCGTTTCAATTTGGCTCGGGAGAACGTGCGATCACTGAATGTTATGCGGGCCAAGGCAACGACAACAAAGAGCCGCTGGACAATGCCGCACGAGAAATTTACGCCGGCATCATGGGCCCTGAGCCTGAAGTGCGGATTGTCATTTCAGGCCTGCGGCCTTCGTTTCCTCTGGATGCAGCTCTCGCGGTCACAGGCCACGTAAACAACACAGACTTCCTTGGAGCTCCGAAACATCAATTTTTGTGTGCGGGCGTGAGTGGCAATCCGGTTGGCGACGCTTACGAGTTTCAGGCGACGCTTATCTGGAGGGCAAGCGGCCACAACCTGTTTTTGCCAAACGTGGGATACAATTTTTTGGAAGATGGAATTTTGAAACGTGCGTATGTATTTGATGACGATGGCAACAAGGTGCCGACGGCCAGCCCTGTCGCGCTCGACCTTAATGGGCGCCTGTTGCCACCTAACACAGAGCCATTAGTCCTACAGTTTCGTATTTACCCTGAAACAAACTTCAGTTTTTATTTTGGCAACCCGCCCGCAAACGTGACATTTTAGGAGCCGCACGATGGCCGACATTTCCTACAGCATCAACGCACGAGTCGCGGATGGTGCATTCAATCAGACCTACGTCGCCAACAACGTGACTGCCGACATGGCGACCGCCGGCGTGCTCTCGCTCACGTTGGACGTTGGCACATCCACGCAGCAGATTTCCACCTCGACGATCAACGTGCTCGGCCTGTGCTTCGCCCGCAATCTGTCGACTGTGGCGACGCACACGGTGACGATCGGCCGGCTGGACAGTGGCACGCTCTACGGTGCCTGCCGGCTGAAGGGCCAGGAGGCGGCTCTGTTTCGCATGTCGCCCGGCGACTACGCCGCAGAAGCCGCCGCGGACGCAACACGACTGCTCATCAACATCATCGAGGACTAGATGGCAGGCGTGCAATTCACCGGCGAGGCGGCCAAGCGGATTGCCAATGTGGTCCGCACTGTTGAGGCAGGCCCGCGCGGCGTGCAGCCTGTTGACTGGGGGATGCCGCGGCTCGACGGGGTTGGCGGAATCGTTTTCCGCATGGCCACCTACACCGGCAGCTGGACCATCAACACCGACAATACAGTTAAGTTTCTAAGCAACACCGAGCAGACTGCCCTAGCCCGCAACATCCTGCTCACGCTGCCCGAAGCGACGGAGGACCGCAACTGTGCTGTCGCCAAAGACGGCACGGCGTGGTTTCTCATCAACTGGCAACAGGACGTGGTGACCGCTTTCACCGCAGCCGAGCTGTCGTCTGCGACCCTCGCCTTCCACGGGGTGCCGGTCGCCGCACTAAGCACCGCAGGAACTGAAGCCGACACAATCAGCGTGGTCAACTGCGGCACATCGACGGCGAGCTAATGCCAGACCTCACATTCGACGGCGGCAACTTGGTCTACCGCGACGGCTCGCTAGGACTGGATGAGGCGTGTTGCTGCGGCTGCGTTAACTCTGGCCCCTACTGCGTGTCTTTCGCGTGGGATTTGTCGTTTGACGAAATTGTGCTGAATCTGCCAGGCCAGGTTTCTGGTGACGCCAAGCTGTTTATTGCCGAAGCTGTTTCTGAAGGCGACACCCTCAACGACGTACGCACGTGTGTCGATGGCGCGGCCGACAACGAGGTGCGTTTTGACAGCGGCTTTGCAAATTGGGGGTCGGATATTATCTATGATGCGGTTGGCTTTGAGGCATTTCCCAACGTCAGCTCGTCATTTTGTGCCTACTACTATTGGTCCTTTGACGGCTTTGGCGCAGGTTTTTCTTATTTTTTGGACAGTAATGGCTCTGGCGACGGAGTGCTTGCGGTAGGCGTCAACAACGTAGACAAGACCGAAGGCAACCTGCGCCTGCATGGCACAATTACGTTTTCCATTACACCCGTAGACGCGGTGGGCGATTGTGGCTGCTAACGGCCCCGGCACAGAACTAAAGAAACTACTCGCCCGCATCGGCATCACTGCATCGCCGCAGTGCCGGTGCAACAAGCGAGCGGCTCTCATGAACATCCGCGGCTGCGACTGGTGCGAGGCCAACATCGACACCATTGTGCTATGGCTCCGGGAGGAAGCTGCCAGCCGCGGCCTGCCATTCCTTGACGCCGCGGGGAAAATGCTCGTGCGACGAGCGATTCGCAACGCACGCACGGAGGCATCGCGTGCCCGCCCGCCAGTCTCACAAGTTTCAGATCAAGGGTAAGCCCTGGCGGTGGCTGTATCGCTCGCTGCGACGCCGCAAGTTGTGCGGGCTGTGCAACTGGACTGCCCGCGAGGTCACGATCTGCACCAGCGTTGACGGCCTTGAGCGGCTGGACACCGAAATACACGAGGCTCTGCACGCGATGCAGGAGTTCGCCAGCGAGGAGCACACGACCGAGGTAGCGTCCACGCTCGCCACGATTCTGTGGCAGATTGGCTACCGGCTCACGGAGGAGCGAGATGGCAGGGGCTGACCCGATAACCGACATGGCACGGCGGCTGTGCCGGCGTTTCCCTGACCACCCTGCTCGATCGCTGGCTCGCCGGCTCGTCGAGGAGTCAAACGGAGCCATCACGCTCGAGGCCGCACGCTCGCGAATCTCGCGGCAGTTCGGTCAGTGCAGGTGGAAGGGTGGACGCAACACCAAGCCCGCGGTCGCCCGCAAGGCCCGCCAGCCCGGCCAGGGCGTGGAGATGCCCAAGAGCATCGCCGAGCCGTTCACGCCTCACAAGCTGCGAGTCACCGGCACAGTTGGCATCATCAGCGATCTGCACGTTCCCTACCACGACGACACCGCAGTCAAGACCGCGGTCCGGTATCTGCAGGGGGTCGGCATCGACGGCCTCGTGATCCTCGGCGATTTGTGTGATTTCTACTCAATCAGTCGCTGGGTGAAGGATCCGAAGCAACGCGACTTCAAGCGAGAGATGGCCGACTGCCGAGTGATGCTCAAGTGGCTGCGGCAGGAGTTTCCGGACATCCCGATGGTGCTCAAGCAGGGCAACCACGAGGAGCGGTACGACCATTGGCTTTGGCAGCACGCCGCGGAGTTGGCCGACGAGCCGGCCTGCAGCCTGCCGCAGATGCTGCGTCTGCACGAGCTCGACGTTGAATACGTCAGCGAAAAGCGGCCGGTGCTTGTCGGCAAGTTGCCGCTGCTGCATGGCCACGAGTTGCAGCGAGGCATATCCGCTCCGGTAAACCAAGCCCGCGGTGCGTTTTTACGCACCGGCCACACGGTGCTTGTCGGCCACGGCCACCGCACCAGCGTCCATTGCGAGCCCGACATGTTCGGCCGCGAGACGACCACCTGGAGCATTGGCTGCCTGAGCGATTTGAATCCCGAGTATTCGCGATTTGCGAAATACAACCACGGCTTTGCCACAGTCTCGGTTGACTCTCGTGGTCAGTTCGACGTGGAGAACATCCGCATCACCAACGGAGAGATACGCACCTCATGACCACAGCCGAGCAAATTGCCGCCGATAACCAAGCCCTTGCCGTTGCCGTCCACGCCCGCCTGCACGGTGACGACGAAGAGGCGACCGTCCACCCTATGACGCAGGAGGTTGAGGAGGAAGACGAACTAGAAAGCCCGCTTGGCTCACATCCATCATCGCGGCGGTTCCTTGAGCTGCTTGAGGAGATGGCCCAGCTGCACCGCAGCAAAAGTGCCGACTATGGCAGCGAGGAGGATCCGCTGGCAAACATTCGCCACGGTGCCGACTACGTGGACATCGAGCCTTGGCGTGGGTGTTTTGTGCGGATCGCCGACAAGGTGCAGCGGCTGCGGACATACTGCCGCACCGGCCGGCTCGTGCACGAGGGCGTGCGTGACCCGGGCCCGCCGGGCCGGCCAGCCAGGCTGGACCGGCACCAGCGGCACCCTAGCCGCCGACGTGATGCGCCTGCTTGCTGAGCGGCAGCGGTTGCTGGCCGAGCTGGCTAGTTGTCGCGGGGCTCCAGCCGCGGCAGCAGGCCCAGCGAATCCTGCTCCTGCAGGATCGTAGGGTCGATGTAGTGCCGAAGCGTGGTCTGCGGCTTCGCGTGGTCAAGTAGCCTTGTGGGATCCCCGCCGGCTGCGGCGAGGTAGCTCGCGGCACTCTTTCGAAGCCCATGAAACCCCAGCGGCCGTACTTTGGCTCGCTCTGCCATCGAGCGAAACACTGTCCAGAGGTAGTGGTATTCGTGCGGCCACGGCCACACGAGGCTGCCGGCAGCCTGGCGGTGCTGCTCGAGCTCAGCCGACAGCTCTGGCGTGATTGGCCGCAGGATGTCGCGGTGCCGCCCCTTCCTCGTGGCGGCGAGGAAAACCACGCTGTGGGTGCGGGAATCGACCTCGCCCCACGTGAGGGCCTGCAGAGCCCCGATACGCTCGGCAGTCTGGTAGGCCACCTGTAGGAGGGTCCGCCACCACCAGGCCGCCGGCAGCTCGCCGACGTTGCCAGGCCGGGCCGACGCCGCGGCGAGCAGGGCCCGCATTTCCTCGAGCGTGTAGGCCTTCGGAATTTTGTGGGGCACGCTTTTCCGGGCAAGGCTCGGAAATTCGCCAACCAGCCGCTTCTCGGCGGCCAGTCTCCAAATCGCACAGAGCTGCGTCCTGTCTTTCACCACGCTTGCCGGCGAGGGCAGCCGGCCGCGGTGCGGCGTCGATGCCCGCCACCTGAGGAACCGGCTGACGGTCAGATCGTCGAGGTCTGCAAGCTCAGCCTCGCGGCCGAGAAAGTCGCGGAATCTGTCGAGCGTGTGGTGGTAGAGCACAACGCTGCGTGCACTCAGATCCTTCAGAATCGCGTACCTCGTATCCAAAAACTCCCTAGCGTTCATCGGTCTACTCCCGAGGGGCCTATCCCTCTCTACGTCACGCCTCCTCATGAGGCTGGTCGGTACAGCCCGAGCCGCCGGCTGGACTGTCGAGCGGAGGCCGGTCGCAACACCTGTACGAATTATCACTTCTGTACGGGTGTTCCTAATCCCATGCCCTCCGCTGCACTTTTGCGGTTTCACCCGCATTCTACGCGGGTCGGCTGGCCGGTGGAATTGCGGTTGCGTCAACGTTAGCATAGGAGGCATGACTGTGGCATCACCAGATCGCGAGTGGATTACCGTTTCCGAGGCGGTCGAGCTAATCGGCTGCACGGACGGATGGGTCCGACATCTACTGCGGGAGGGGAAATTGGAGGGCTGGCGGGCCGGAGAGCGTGCCTGGCTGGTCCGGAGGGCCTCCGCTGCGGCGGCAAGAAGGGCTTTGACCACCAGAAGCAATGCAAAAAAGGACCAGCGGCCAGCCAATCCGCGGCGAAAACGCCGAAAAACTGCGTAGTTTTCCAGTTTCCAGAATTTTTTTCAACTGCCCCTTGCAAACTACCGATATCGGTATATAATGGGGGCATGACGCGGCGAGGACCGCGAGACACTAACCAGGAGACGAACGATGAACGCGAAAGAAACAATTACCCTGGGCAACAACAAGATCGTGCGAAGCCCCGACGCTCCTTCTTTGAACGAGCGTATGACGCTCCGCAGCGGGCTGGTGGTTGAGTGGGACGCCAAGGAAGGATGCTACTACGACCCGAGCACCGACCTGTTTATCAGCATTGAGGACTTCAACGCTCACGCTGGTTTGAGCTGCTGACCGACACCCCCGCCCGCCGGCAACGGGGCCGGCGGGCACCACACCACGAGACGAAAGGGACGAAACGATGAACGCCGACCATTGCAATCGCCAGCTTGAAGCCCTCGGGATCGCGGAAAGTATCGCCATTCGGCTTCGGCAAA